TTCGTGACCGATGCAGCACGCGGTGTTGTTCGCACCACGTTTGAAAAGCTTCAAGACCAGAACCCGAACCAGCCAGTGGGCACAACGCTCGCTCTGATGGAACAGGGCATGACGGTGTTCTCGGCTATTCATGCCCGCCTGCATAACTCAATGCAGATGACGCTGAAAGTTCTGCACCGCTTGAACTCGCAGCATCTGACCGATGACTACATTGAGAAGGTCTGCGGCGAAGAGATGTGCAAGGCCGAAGATTTCCAAGGCCCGATGGATGTCATTCCTGTTTCGGACCCGAACATCTTTTCAGAAGCACAGCGCTTTGCACAGGTGCAGGCTGTGGCGCAGCGAGCACAACAGAACCCTACGCTTTACAATCAGCGCAACGTCGAAGAGCTGATCCTGTCGCAGCTGAAGGTGCCTGATTATAAAAACCTGCTCAACAAGCAGCCTGAGCCGATTGAGCTGAACGCAGTCAATGAGAACCTAGCTCTCACGCTTGGCCGCCCTGTTGCTGCGTTTCCAATGCAGGACCATTTGGCGCACTTGCAAGTGCATCTTGATTATCTGAAGTCGCCGATGTTTGGCATGAACCCGCTGATTGGGCCTGTCTTCATTCCCGGCGTCTTGCAGCACATCAAGGAGCACATGGCATACTGGTATGCGATGTCGATGTATGAGGGCACCAGTGCCGCTGTCGGTCTTCCTCTTGATTACTTCATGAAGGAAAAAGACGAGCACGTTTCAGCCGAGGTCGATAAGACACTGGCTATGGCATCGCAGCGCTTCATGCCTGAGATTCAGCAGACGCTACAAGGCGTGCCGCCTGTGATCCAGCAGGCCATGCAGGTCATGCAGCAGATGGCTCCGAAGCAGCCTGCTGACCCGTCTGAAATCTTGCAGCAGGAAACAGCCCGCAAGGCGCAGGCTGATCAGATGCAGGCTCAGACCAAGCAGGCCGATCTGGAACTGCGTGCGAAGGAAAGCCAGCAGCGTCTCCAAGAGAAGGAGATGGATGTGCAGGCTAAACTGGCAATGAACCGTGAGGACAATCTCACGGCGAAGGAACTTGCTGTCTTTGAAGCCGAACAGGGACGCAAGACAAATCTCTCCACTGGTCACGGCATCAACCCGAAGGTGTAAACATGGATAATTCTCTTCTCCCGCAGCACAAGCGTCTCGCGATGGGCCTGCCTGTCAACAACGAGCCAGCTGGCAAGAACATGACCAATGACATGGTCAAGCCGCACAAGCCGTACGGCATCATGAAAAATCTTTCTGGCAAGAATGATGCACCGGCAAAAGGTGCGTTGAGCAAGTTCAAGAAATAAGTTCTTGACATGGGGGACCGATGCTGGAAATCGTCATCAAGCGTCTACTCGAGGATCAATCTCGAGTAGCGCATGAAAGTATGGAGCAGCCCGGCGAAGGCTCGTTATTCGAGTTTGGGCGCAGGGCAGGTATTTACGCAGGTCTGGGTCGCGCTATCGCGATCATTGAGGAGACCTTAGCACAAGGTGAAGAGGACGAACGGCATGACAAACGCCATCGTGTCAGAGCAGCATACGGGGAATGACGAAGACATCTTCCCAGTCGTTGATCCAAATGGAGAGCCCTTCGGTTCCCGCGTTCTGGTTCAAATCCGCCGCCCTAAACAGAAAAAGGGCAGCATCTATCTTGTCGAAAACACAACTAAAACCGAGCTCGACAACACCTGTGTTGCCAAAGTGGTTGCTGTTGGCCCGCTGGCCTACAAGAACCGCAACACGATGGAGCCTTGGACAGAAGGCCAGTGGTGCGATGTCGGCTCTTATGTGTTCGTCCCCAAATACGGCGGCATCCGCTGGGAAGTTCCTTGCGAGGAAACCGATCTGTACCCCGGTAAGGTTCAATTTGCCCTCTTTGACGATCTCAACATGTTGATGAAAGTCAAAGACCCGCGCAAATCTGACACGCTGATTTAATGGAGGGCGCTATGAACAGCACCGAAAAAGCGCAAGCTCAGGAAGAAGAGTTTGAGATCATCGAAGGCGATGCCCCAAGCGAAGAAGTTGAGCAGCAGCAAGTAGATAACGATGATCAGGAAGACGAACGCCTCTCTGACACGAATAACGAGGAAGAAGAAGCTCGTCGAGAAGCAAAGCGCAACGAGCGGCGCCGCCGCAAGGAAAACCAGCGCTATGCCCGCGACAAAACTAAGGAAGAAATGCAGTGGCTCATTGAGCAGAACCGCATTCTCCAAGGGCGCCTTGAAGCCGTTGAGAGCCACGCTTTCACTGCCCAGAAGGGCACACTTGAACAGAACTATCAGCAGGCTTCCTACGCAGTCTCACAGGCTGAACAGGCTCTTGCAAAGGCTATTGAGCTCGGCGATGGCGCACGCGTGCCTGAGCTTCTGCGCCAGCGCGATCAGGCTATGGCAAAGGTCTATGAGGTCAATCGTGCGCGTCAGGGCTTAGAGGCTGCACCGCAGCAGGCTAGGCCGCAGGCGCCAAGCATGGTCGAGATGAAGGCACGTCAGTGGGCTGCTGACAACTCATGGTTCAAAGCAGACGGCTCAGACACCGACTCAGAAGTCGTGCGCGCTATTGATGCGGCACTGACGAAAGAGGGTCTCGATCCGACGAGCGATGCCTATTGGGACGAGTTGGACAATCGGATTTCTAAATATCTTCCGCACCGCTTTGCAGAAGAAGAAGATTCTGGTTATAGTCAGTCAAAAGGTGGTCGTAAGGGGCCGCCAGTCGGTGGCGGTCGCGAGATGAGCGCCCCCGGTTCGAAAAAGGTTTATGTCAGCGCCGAACGCGTACAAGCGATGAAGGAAGCTGGCTATTGGGATGACCCAGTTCTGCGCCAGCGCATGTTGAAGCGCTATGCAGAAACGGATCGTGAGTTGAAATCTGCACGCTGAAAAGGAGCGAGCTATGAATCTTGGTAACGATGAACGCCTTAAGAAGGTCTCAGATACGGGTCGCCGTAGCCGCGCGATGGATGATCGCAGCGTAACAGAGAGCCGAGTGCTCTCCGATGATGACCGTGTGCAGATGTTCCGTGACGCGTTTTATCAAAGCGCATTGCCTGATTTGCCGGAAATCCCCGGTTATCATGTGTGCTGGTTGACCACGACCAATCCGCGCGACCCAATTCAAGGGCGCTTCCGTCTCGGATACGAGCCGGTTAAGCCCGAAGAAGTCCCCGGTTGGGAATATGCATCGCTTAAGACCGGCGAATACGCTGGCCTTATCGGAGTGAATGAGATGATCGCAGCCAAGCTGCCTGACCGTCTCTATTACCGCCTGATGAGAGAGGCGCATCATGACGCGCCACTGCGTGAGGAAGAACGGATCACATCCGACATGGATTCCATGAACGAGCGCGCCCGTGGCGCAAAGAGCCGCATGTTCGAGGATGATGGGATGTCAAGCCTGCGTGAAGCGCCGCCCGAACCTGAGTTCGGGTAATCCTCACCTAGCAAAAGGAATCGAGAATGTCCTCGACCAATGCTCCCTTCGGTTTCCGTACGGCTTACAGCCCGTCCGGTACCATTCGTGAAATGTCCGGTACGATTCTTACCGGCTATACTTCTGACCTCTACACGGGCCAGCCCGTGAAGATGGGCACTGACGGCACGCTGCAAGCTGCCGCCGCTGGCGATGCCCTCATCGGCACTTTCGCTGGCTGTCAGTACCTGCCTTCCGGCGCGCAGCGTCCTGTTATCTCGCCTTCGTGGCCTGCTAACACCGCTGCTACGGACATCATCGCGTACTACACGATGGACCCGTATCTGGTTTATGAAATTCAAGCTGATGGCCCCGTCACACAGGCGGAAGTTGGCCAGCAGGCGAATTTCACCAATGCTGCTTCTTCCAATGGTCTGGGTTATTCGACCTGCACCATGGACGCAGCAACGGCAGCATCGGGCAACTATCAGCTCCGTGTCGTTGGTATCGCAAACGGTATCAATAACGCAGCTGGCGATGCCTACACCGTGGTTCAGGTCCAGATCGCGAACCATCAGTATGTTGCCACGCGCAACGCTTTCTAACTAGGGAGTCCGAACAATGGCTACTCCAATGCGCAGTACGGATTTCCGTTCCATTGTCGAACCGATTCTTAACGAAGCGTTCGACGGCGTCTACGACCAGCGCGCAGACGAATGGAAGCAGGTTTTCCGCGAAGAACGCGGCATTCCGCGTAACTACCATGAAGAACCCGTCCTCTTCGGTTTCGGCGCTGCGCCGGAACTCCCCGATGGCACGGCTGTCACCTATCAGTCTGGTGGCGTGCTCTTCATCAAGCGTTACCAGTACAAGGTCTATGGCCTTGCCTTCGCTCTGACGAAGGTTCTCGTCGAAGACGGTGATCACATCCGTATCGGCCAGACCTACGCCAAGCACCTCGCCCAGTCGCTGGTCGAGACGAAGGAAACCAATGCTGCCAACATCCTCAACCGTGCTTTCAACGGCGCGTATGCTGGTGGTGACGGTAAGGCACTGGTTGCAACTGATCATCCGATCATCAATGGAACCTTCTCGAACCAGCTCTCGACCGCCGCCGCGCTGTCGCAGACCTCGCTTGAGCAGATTCTCATCCAGATTCGCAACGCTGTTGACAACAACGGCAAGCGTATCCGTTTGAACCCGACGAAGCTCGTTGTTTCGCCTTCGAACGTCTTCCAAGCGGAAGTCCTTCTGAAGTCGGTTCTGCGCGCTGGCACTGGAAATAATGATATCAATCCAGTGAAGAGCATGGGTCTTTTGGATGGCGGTCAGGCAAACCTGTCGCGTCTGACCTCGACCACCGCTTGGTGGGTTGAGACGGATGCTCCAGAAGGTCTGAAGTTGATGATGCGCCGTCCGCTCGAAAAGAGCATGGAAGGCGACTTCGAAACCGACTCGATGCGCTTCAAGTCAACCGAGCGTTATGACCTCGGCTGGACTGATCCGCGCGGCGTTTTCGGTACGCCGGGAGTTTAGTCCTTTACGAGGATTAGTCCATGTGGTAGGGGTAGTGATACCCCTACCATTGGAATCCTTAAATGCCCCAAAAATGTCATGTCATAAATTGCACCAATCCAGTTGTTTCTAATGGTTTGTGCGACAAGCACAGAAAAAGATTGGCTCGCACCGGCTCGCTTGATGAAGCCCGACCAGCTGATTGGGGCTCTCGTGAAAAGCATCCAGCGTATAAATCTTGGTGCGGGATTAAACGTTACCATCACCAAAATGCTCCCAAAAAATGGTTGAACGATTTTTGGTCTTTTGTAAAAGACATCCCCGAAAAACCGCCAGAAGGTAAAGCTTATAGAATTGACCATGAAAAACCGTGGTCTTCTGAAAACTTTTATTGGAAAGAACCCCGCTTAAGCATTCAAAAGAGAGTTGATCACGCTGCTTATATGCGCGAATGGCAAAAACAAATGCGAACTGCCAATCCAAAGTATGGCAAAGATAGTTTTCTAAAACGGACCTACGGCATCGACCTCTCATGGTACGAGGCTCAGCACAAAAAACAGAATGGCAAATGCGCCATCTGCTGCGAGCCGGAGACCGCCCAGATCAGGGGCAAGACCTTGTCGCTGGCGGTTGATCATTGTCATGATACGGGCGAGATAAGGAGTCTTCTATGCCGGGCCTGCAACAATGCCATTGGCGCCTTGAAGCACGACCAAAAACTTTTACAAAAGGCCATAGATTACTTGGGCCAGCCCACTACCAAACCTCTTAGAAATGATGCATGATGGGGCTCCCAATAACTGGTCAAGCTTTTCAAGGAGAAGACCAATGCCTCAGTATAGTGATGATCTCTGGCTCGGCGCCGCAACTGGTCCGCAGTCTCAGGGCTGGGCTGGCCCCGGCACCGTTTTCGCAGGCGTGGGCCCTCTCGGTCGCGTTTACATTTATGACGTGGTTCCGGCAGCTGCCTCCGCCACCTCCGTTGTCAACGCGCAGGCTGCCGCCGCCGCTGGCAATGTTACTCTCGTTTCTTCGACTGTCACCCTGAGCGCAGCTCGCGCTTTGACTGTGAAGTCTTCGGCTTCCGGCGACACTTCGCAGGGCGTGTACGTCACTGGCACCGACTATTGGGGTCAGGCTCAGACGGAATACTTCCTGCTGAACGGCGTCACGGCTGTTAACGGCAAGAAGGCTTTCAAGACCGTCACGCAGGTCTACGTTGGCGCAGCTCTGGCTGGCAACCTCTCGGTCGGCACGCTCGACGTGTTCGGTCTGCCTTACGCTGTCACGGACGCTGGCTATCTGCTGCGCACCGGCTGGGCTGGCGCTGTGGCTGACAATGCTGGCACGTTCGTTGCCGCTGATGCTTCGACGCCCAGCAACACGACTGGTGACGTGCGCGGCACGTTCGCACCGACTGGCTCGGCGGCAGATGGCGCACGCCGTCTTGTCATCGCGATTGGCCTCACGGCGATCCAAGCTGGCCCGAACGCTACGCAGACGGGCGCAATCGGCGTCACCCCCGCCTAATGAAACCGGGGGGCTTCATGCCCCCCAACTTCTCTTTAGGAGGGCCCGATGGCTGATACCGTCACGACCCAGACCCTGCTCGATGGTGAGCGTCTGGTCATTATGAAATTTACGAACTTGTCCGATGGAACGGGTGAGTCTGCGGTCAACAAGATTTTGCCTGCAAACCTCGCCGCGAATTCGTTTGGCGTTGCTTGCACTGATCTGAAGATCAATAAAATTTGGTCAACCACGACAGGCATGGCAGTCAACATCCTTTGGGATGCAGCGGCTGACGTTCTTGCGTGGACGCTGCCGCAGGACACGAACTACCACATGTGCTTTGGCGAGCATCTTGGCGGCATCCCGAACAATGCAGGCACTGGTAAAACAGGCAATCTTGCATTCTCTACGGTTGGTGCCACGAACGGTGACAGCTACAGCATCATCATTGAGTGCATCAAAATCTACGGGTGATCCATGGCGCGTTGGTGCATGGCAAAAGGCGGCGGCACACCTGTCTATAAGACAGGTGGCGCTTGGACGCGCGCTGAAGGGAAAAATCCCGAAGGCGGCTTGAACGAAAAGGGACGCGCGTCTCTTCGTGCTCAAGGCCATGACATCAAGCGCCCTGTTTCCGCTCAGGAAGCAAAGAGCAGCCCTAAAGCGGCTGCTCGTCGTGATTCATTCTGTAGCAGGATGAAAGGTATGAAGGCTAAAATGACTTCTGCCGAAACTGCACGCGATCCGAATTCCCGCATCAACAAGTCATTGAGGAAGTGGGACTGCTGATGAAATACTCTTTTGCTAAAGGCGGAAAGATTAAACCTTTTTGGGAGAAATCCTTCAAAGGTGAAAGCACGCCGCTGACATCAAAAGAAAAATCACAGGCCAAAGCCCGCGCAAAAGCAGCAGGTCGGCCTTATCCAAATCTCGTCGATAATGCAGCGGTCGCACGCCGCAAGGAGAAGTGACATGGCCATTCGCTATGTGAAAGATTTTGAATTCCCCTCTGCGGCTGGCTACACGAAGAGCTCGCCGAGCAAAGTCACCGGCCAGATGTTTGCAAAGGGCGGTCAGGCTAAGGCTCCCAAGGGCATCATGGTTGTGATTGGCGTTGGCAAAGGCAAGCCGATGCGCAAGTCTGGCGGCAGCGACCAGAGCGAATTTGATCGTGATGGTTATGATCGTAACCGTCTCAACGAGATGATGAACGACATTGCCGCGACAAGCGAAGCTGAGCGGATCATGCGCAAGCCCACGCCTACGCCAAAGACAACCGCTCCGAAGGCGAAGAAGCCCGCAAAAGGCTCCCCCTACATTCCCGGCACGAACATCAAGCCTGATCCTGATTACATGCGCAAACTGGAAGAAAACCAGAATGTTGGTGAAGCGCCGTCCGGCATGGGTTCGGCTGCCGAAGAGCGCGCATCTCCTGCCTACAAGAAGGGCGGCGCTAATTGGATTCAAGGCGCGATCAAAAAGCCCGGCGCTTTGCATAAAGCGTTGAAGGTGCCGGAAGGCGAAAAAATTCCGATGGCCAAGATCAAAAAGGCCGAGAAGAGCAGCAACCCGAAGCTCGCAAAGCGCGCGCAGCTCGCTGAAACGCTGCGTGGCATGAACAAGGCAAAGGGTGGCAAAGTCTCCATGATGGAATGGGAACATTCCAAAGAAGACATGATGCAGGACAAGAAACTCGCCAAGAAGCATGGCATGTCCATGGAAGCTTGGGAAAAGTCCTCAATGGACAAGAAGCACGACAAACAGCAGTCCCCGAAGGGCCTCAAGAAGGGTGGCGCTTGCTACGCTGAAGGCGGCATGGCTCAGAAAGTCCAGATGGCAAAGTCAAATGCCATTGAAGCTTCGCTGAAGGGCCAGAAGAAAACGCCTTACGCAACAGGCGGCGAAGTGATGGATCGCATCGCCAAGGAAACAGCTGGCAAAAACATGCCCGGTCAGGAAATCCCTGCCGCCGTGATGTCGCGCTATGCTGCCGCTCGCGGCGCCCAGTCACCCTTGCAGCGCATGGCTCTCGCACCGAAGGCTGTGCCGGTCGCACCGCGCGCACCGATGATCCAAGCTCCGGCTATGGGTCAACGCGGCGTTGGTGTGAATGCTAAGCGCCCCGGCGGTCCTGATGTCGGCGCTATGCGTGCGGCAATGGCCAAGGCTGCTTCGCAGGCAAAGCCTGAGAATGCTCCGTCGATGATGAAAAAGGGCGGAAAGGTTAAGTAATGACCGTCTCTGGGACAGTATCCACAACAGTCTTCAAAACGCGGAAGGTGATTGATCACGCCTATCGCCGCTGCCGGATTCTGCCCCAGAGCATCACCTCTGAGATGATAGAGACGGCAAAAGACAATTTGTTTTTGCAGCTCTCGTCTCTGGGCAGTCAGGGCGTTCCGCTTTGGTGCATTGAGCGTGAAATCTTGCCGCTCTATGTTGGTCAGGCTGTTGCTACGCCATCGCGCGGCACAATGGACATTCTGAACGCTAACTTCCGCTGGTTGTCGCGTCAGAATGGGCCTGTGCAATACAGCGCGCCCGGCGGCATCCCGCAGTATGCCTTCGATGGCGATCTCGACACGTCATGCGCCCAGACGGGTCCGAACGGAAACATCGAGATCGCATACATCGGCGCTGATCCAATTGCTGATCCGCAGTCTCAGGTGCAGGTTACAACCGTTGGCGTCATGATGGCGACTACTGGCTCGTTCAATATTGTTTTTGAATGGTCCAACGATGGCGCGACATGGACAACGGCTCTCGCGCCGGGCGTGACGGCTTACGTTGCTGGCAAGTGGCAGTGGTACGACATTGATGGCCAGCAGCCTGTCAATTATTTCCGCATGCGCGAGACGGGCGGCAATACGCTGAACGTCACCGAGTTCTATGCGGCCAACAACCCAACCGAAATCCCGCTGGCTCGCATGAACCGCGACGATTGGACAAACCTGCCGAACAAGACGTTCCAAGGGCGCCCGCTCCAGTACTGGTTCAATCGTCAGCGCGATTACCCGACCATGCAGCTCTGGCCAGTGACGGACCCGACAAACATGTTTGGCCAGATCATCATTTGGAAGCAGCGCTACATCATGGATGTCGGCACGCTCACCGAAGAGCTGGACATCCCGCAGCGCTGGTACGAAGCGGTAGTCTGGCAGCTTTCATGGCGCCTTGCTATGGAAATGCCAGAGTTTGACATGAACCTTCTGGGCATGATCAAAGGCACCGCAGATGAAGCGTTGAAGGTCGCGCAGGACGAAGAGCGCGACAATAGCCCGATCTATTTCGCTCCTAACATCAGTCCGTACACACGATGAGCATTTTTCTAGACCCTCGCGGCAAATCAACCTTTGGCATCGGCATCTGTGCTCGATGCTCAAGGAAGATGTCGCTTGAGGATTTGGAATCAGACCCGAATTACCCCGGTCTTTATGTCTGTCGGGAAGACAAGGATCAGTTCGATCCTTACCGTCTGGCAGCTCGTCAGCCGGAACGCATCAACTTGTTTCATCCGCGCCCAGACACTAATATCGCGCTCAATATGTACGGCACGATTTCGCAGGACGATGACCTGTTCATCATTGGCGAAGAGGGCGATGGATATCTGGTGCCATGACGAATAACCCACGCGTCCCTACGAACCTTATTCCGACCAAGATCACCCAGCTGCCGCTGGCTGACGCGCCGCAGCCGACCGATTCCACGATCATCGTGCAGGGCGGCATCACGAAGCGCGCCACGTTCGGGCAGTTTGAGCAATACATCGGGCCCACGGGCCCCACTGGCCCTACAGGTGCCGCATCGACTGCGCCCGGCCCCACGGGGCCAACGGGCCTTGCAGGCCCTACGGGGCCTACGGGTGTTACTGGTCCTACGGGCCCTACAGGGGCAACGGGGCCTACAGGGCCCACGGGGCCAACGGGACCGACCGGATCGCAAGGCGTTGTCGGACC